GAAGCGTTGGAAAAACTTTCGTGTAACTGCACTTCAAATTGCGATTGGGATTTTGACGGCGAAATTTGTCCGTCATGGGTTGCCCGTGCCGCACTAAAGGGAGATAAGTAATGCGATTAAATGCGGATGGTTTTGAAGAGGCGTTTATTGGAATTGGAATGCAATTCAACCGTGATTTGTCTGTTTACGATTGGGATAAATGCATTGAGATTTTGATGAAACGTGATGACATGGAATACGATGAAGCGGTCGAATTCATGGAATTCAATGTCATTGGAGCGTGGGTTGGTGATCACACGCCAGTTTTTGTAAAATTGGGTGATGGATTAAACGAATTGGAAGGGGAATAAAATGAAATTTGGGATAGTTTTTTTGTTATTCGCGAGCATTTCCGTGAGTTCAATTGCGCGAGCGGAACAAATTTCAATTATCTGTAAAACTGAGGACACGAAAGAATTTATTGATATTGTCGCAAAAAGTGAAAGAACGAATGATGTTCTTGTCCAATTCAATGGTGGTAAATTCTTTGATGGGTTTTCATCTTTTGAAGATCCGATATTTAAAGTTATCATTCCATTTGACGATGGAACAGCTTTAATCGCTTATAATGTTGAAACGCAAAAAGGCGGCGTTATCACGACGTTATCGAAAGATCGTCAATTCCATAAATTGGAATGCGCGTTTCGATGAAAAGTTTAATTTATGCGATCACAATGAATATCGCTTTGATGTCAATGTGTTGCATGATTTACCTCGTCGCGAGTCCAATAGCGATGTTAATTAAAGAAAAACTTGCATCTAAGTTGGACAAATTGATCAATGTGGTGTTATTCTTCCAATTGTCATGGATCTTCGCGCTGTGCGTGGATCTGTTTTTATTGTGGGTGACAAAATGAGGATCGTGAATGAAAGCAATTTTCTTCGCAACGCTGTTGGCGGTATCGCCCGCATGCGCATCCGATGTTGATACGTTATTGAATGAAGCGGCTCGACGTCACAATATCCCGCCCGAAATTATCAGGGCAGTAGCACACATTGAAAGTACGAAAAGATGCGGTCTCAAAGACGGGCCACACCGTGGCATTATGCAAGTCAGCAGAGCCACAGCGAAAGAGGTTGGATATCCTTGGCCATTCAAGAACTGTTTCGAAGAGATCGAAGCGGGTGCGATTTATCTCAGGAAAGCATTAGACCGTGGCGGCGAGGATTGCGATGGCATTTCCCTTTACAATACGGGAACTTACGCAAAGCCAAGATGTACCGCATACGGCAGGAAAGTAATCGCAGCGATGAGGCGCGGAGTTTAGGAGATGAATGATGCATGTCACTAAATTTATTATTGAAGAACGAACGCAATACAAGGGTTTAACGAGATTGGTTGAGCATAAAGAATTTGCGGCTTACGTGGAGAACAAGCCGCACATCCAAGGAATTGGAGATTCAATGCTTGAGGCGTTGGTTAAGTTAGATGTGCAATTGGATTTTCTTTACGGTGATCCAACTGATCAATTGTTCTCAAATCCACGCCGGAATTAAGGAAATTGATTTATGGACATTGCGGAGTGGGCAAGAACCAATCAGGTGAATCTTCGGTCAATGACGGCGGGTTCGCAAAAAGTTAAATGTCCGAAATGCAGTTCTGTTCGGAAAAATGGTAGCGATCCGTGCCTCTCAGTCCGGATCGACAATACTGGAATCGGGTGGCGTTGCCACCATTGTGGATGGTCGGGAGGCCAGTTTAATGACGCGCATAGGGAAAATACACGCAAAGTTTTTGGAAGACAGGCATCTGAACGTCCAAGCGGCGGCGGATATGGGCATTTACAGCGGCTCGCAAGATCAGGATGGCAATGTCAATCCTGACATCGAAGGCAAGATTCTCGTCATGCCGTTCATTCGTGGCGGCAAAGAAGTCGGCGCGAAATATCGCGGCCCGAATAAAACGTTCTGGCAAAAAAAGGGCGGGGAGAAGGTCTTCTTCAATTCCGACGTATTGGATGATCTCGCGCTCACGAAGGGGGACGCGGCATTGGTCATTACGGAAGGAGAATTGGACGCGGTCGCGGTCGCTGCGGCGGGTTATCCTTTTGTCGTATCTGTCCCAGATGGTGCGCCACCAGCGCGGGACGGGGAAGGCAAACTGATCAATGTCCCAAAGGGGACGGACGATATCGATCCCGAAACCGACACGAAATTTTCCTACCTTTTGGGAGAGTGGGATCGGCTCGCGAAAATCAAACGGATCGTCATCGCGACAGATGGGGATGAGGCGGGACAGAGACTGGCTCAAGAACTCATTAGGAGGCTCGACAGGGCGCGTTGCTCGTTCGTGACCTACCCAGAGGGGTGCAAGGACGCGAATGACGTTCTGAAGGCCGCAGGAAGCGCGGGAATCCACGCCCTGATCGAAGGGGCAAAGCCGTATCCAATCGACGGCCTGTATAAAATGGATGATTTCCCCGACACGGGGGCAATCCAAACCTATTCTACTGGCTTCCCAATGTTGGACGATTACGCGAAACCATATCTCGGCGCGTTTATGGTCGTGGGCGGTTTCCCTGGTCATGGGAAATCCACTTGGACAATGCAATTAGCCGCCAATATGGCTCGAATGCATAAATGGAATATCGCGGTCGCGTCGTTTGAAATGCAGATTGTGCCATACGTCACTGACGCATTAATGGGCGCATTTTTTGGCGGCAACATTCGTTACGCGGCCCCTTCCACGCGGCTGTCAGCGAGGCAATTTGTCAATCAGCGGTTTACGTTCATCGCGCCGAATCGGGCGGATTTTGAGACTGAGCATGATATCGATTGGCTCATTGATAAAATGCAGACGGCTGTCGTTCGCGAAGGCGTTAAAATGGTTTTAATCGATCCATTCAATGAAATTGAGCATCGCAAGCGGTCGGACGAATCAACAACGGAATATATTGGTCGAGCAATTCGCAAGTTAAAGAGTTTTGCTCATGAATTCAATGTCTTAGTTTGTGTCGTCGTTCATCCTACTAAAGCGTCGTCTCAAATGGATAGTGAGGATTTGGGATTGTATAATCTCGCGGATTCGAGCCATTGGGCCAATAAAGCAGATATTGGCATTATTGTCGGTCGTCTTGGAAATCCGCAAATTGACACGTTGACGGGGATTTACGTCAAGAAAATCCGGTATCAACCGGACGCGGGGCAATTGGGAATGACGACATTGAATTTTGATAAATCGACAAGATTGTTTTCGTGAGATAGAATAGGGCATCCCGCGTGTCCCTCCCACAGGCGGGATGACCCTGTTCCTGATGCTTTTGAATGCGTCAGTTGAGCAGGATCGGGGGCCGAGTTTCTTCCCTTCTCGGCCCCCTTTTTCCTTTGCTCCGCAATGGTTTTGTGCTACATTTGTTCTGTTCTGATTCGGCTGTTTGATATCGTATTCAGTTGTGACAGGGGCGGATTTGTCAGCGTCCGCCCCTGACCATCAAATTTGTGATTTTCCGTCCGCCAATGGATTCATTGGAGCCACAGTTTCCGCATTAAAATTAATATCCGCGTGTCCGTTATCCTCATCCCAGAAATCAATAGGATGAGGCTCAAATATCGGGACGCGTTCGCTATCCGCCATATTGAACCCGAAAATTAGGGTGTCACGTGGCAATTGCTCCAATGCGTTAATCAATTTGGCGGCGGTTATGCCTTTTCGCTCGGTCATGGTTTCGGTTCCTTTATTTCTTTTTTAATCAAAACGACGTTTACTCTCTCGCAATCAGTGCAATAATTGTCGTCATAGACTGACACTAATTCCCAATCTTGGGTGTCCGTGTCCCATTCTACCCATGCATCGCGGACGACGTTTTCTGATCCGCAATGCGGGCAGCAAAATTTGATTTTTGTCATTGTTTGCCCCTATTTCGGCATTTCGACGTTTAGAGCGGCGGCAATTTGTTTTGATATTTCCTCGGGCGAACCATAGACAATATGGAACCCCTCGGCCTTCAACCCGCCATCAATTCGCGCAATGTTCGGGATCGGGTTTTCGTCATGATATTTCTCATAAACGGTTTTGACCGTGAGATGCATTCCTTCACTGACGAAAAGGAAAATTATCCCGCCTCGTATCCAAGGTTGAGGGTGCGGGCCGCGTTGCACTGCATCATAGAATTTCAATAGTTTCATGGTTTGATTCCCTTTGAGGATTAGGGCGGGTTTCCCCGACCCTTGGTTTACAGGCGGACGACAAAACCGGACGTATCGCGTTTGGCTTTATGTCCTTTCGGGGTTAATCCGACGATGACTCCCGCCGGATCTAGAAACCGCAAATCGTGCTCGTCTCCGTTAATCACCTTCGAATGAAGAAAAGACTCGGGATGAGGTAAAACACCAAATACCACAGCACAAGAGACGCTTCGTGAGAGTAGAATTCTGGCGGTTTCATGGTTCGTTTCCGATACGCTAAATGTTAAATGGTAATTCGGCGGTAACGTCCGGTCGAACCGCCGAGCATTTTTTGTATAGTCGAGGAATTGGATTTCAGGGAATGCCTCGAATATGTTTCGATATTTTTGCGCGGGAAATTCCCGCCCGAGAATTCCGGAAATCTTTTTGGCTACTGATTCCGGAATTTCAAACGCTACGCCTTCAAATGCGATATCGGTCGAGCCATTCGGGCGGATCGCTGTTTTGAGTCCGGCGGCTTGCGCCTTCCGGTATAGTTTCGCGCAATGCAGGGCGAATTCAGACATGAACGCGCCGCGCTCTTTCATGAAATACCGCGCCTTATAAATCCGGCTTTGCTTCACCTTGCTCGAAATTGCGGCTTGTCCGCTATGTTCGCCAAGACAAAGGGAAATGCACCCTTTCGACGCGTGAGAACATAGGTTCCCGACGCCGCCCGCCTTATGGGGAGCCATATAGTTGATCCCGTTAAGATATCCGAAACCGCCCGCTTTTATGGCTTTCGGGTTGTCATGGGATAAAAATTTCTCAAATCTCGGTTTCATCTGTTTTCTCGTTTTCTGTTTTCAGGGTGAAATCAAACGCGGTTAAATCCCCGAATTCGACGCATTCGCGGAGAAATTCCAAAAAGTCATCCATCGCCTCGGATTCGGAATCCGCCCGAAAAGCATGATCGGGAAGTGTAACGACGTAGATTTGCGTGGGTTTGTTCGTTTTCATTCCTTTTGATCCTTTAGAATAAAAAGAGATTAACGGGATTAAAATAAGGATGCCCTATTGCATTGTCAAGGAAAAGTTGATACATAATTGAGACCGCCGGAATTAGGGCGGTTCAAATCAAAAAGGGTTCAAATCATGTTGCAAGAAATATCGAATTTCCCGCTTTCGGTTTATTCAACCGAGCCGCATTTCTCACGTTCGCCAAAATCGTATCGTCATGTCACGTCGACGGAAATAATCGACGCGATGCGCGACGCGGATTTCATCCCGACTCGGGTTTTTGAGAGGAAAACCCGAAAGGCGGATCGGTCCGGTTTTCAACGTCATGTCATGCGGTTCACGCATCAAAGGGATATCGAAAATCCGATCCGCGAAAACCGCCCTGAAATTGTGATTGTGAATTCCCATGACGGGACAAGCGCAATCGACGTAATGGCGGGCTTGTTTCGGATCGTCTGCTCGAATGGCCTAATTGCGCGATCCCATGATTTCGGATCGATCAAATTTCCGCATCGCGGGGATAATCTCACAAGCCGCGTGATCGAAGGGGTTTTCCGGATCGTCGAGGATATCCCGTTAATCGAAAGGCGGGTTGAGGAATTTTCCCGAATCGAACTTGATCCCGAAGAGATTATGGATTTCGCATGGCGGGCGGCATCGATTCGATGGGGTAACGAATCCGAAATTAAGATCGATCCGGTTTCCCTTCTCACATATCGTCGGCGCGAGGATTTCGGGACTGACCTTTGGCGGGTTTTCAACCGAGTGCAAGAGAATCTCACAAAGGGGAAAATTCAGGTTATGAACCGAGAGCATGATCGGATCCGGACTTTGCGGGCGGTTCGGGGTGCGGAAAGGGATTTAGAGATTAATTCCAAACTGTGGGCTTTGGCGGATGAATTCGCGGGCGGGAAAATTTTAAGCGCGCCAAATGCCTGAATCCCATATAGGGGAATATATTGAATAAGGGGGAAAGGATCAGGGGAAACTCTGGTCCTTTTTCTTTTGGGGATCAGAACCGGATCATCCGGATCAGGGGGAAAATAGGGCTCCGCCTTCATCTCTCTCGAAAGCACCCTAGGGGTTCCGAATCGGCGCAATAAAAAAGGCGAGGTTTCCCCTCGCCTTTCAATCGAAAGCATAAAGAAAAAGGGGAGCCATTGGCTCCCCTTCCCCTTATTTCAAGAATGTATATTCAGAGCATTCGGACGCGAGGTTGCAATGTCCTGACATCCTAGCGTCGGGCCATTGCATAAAACCGACATCCTCGACCGCGACGGGCGCACCTAGGTTGATCGATGCGATCCATCGATCCGCTTGGCGGATTTCAAAATCCTCAAGGCCGGACGGATCGTCATTTATGAAATAACAGGCCCAATGGGCCGGAGCGGTATAGGTATAGACTTTCAGTTTAGGCATTTGTTTCCCCTTATGAATGGCAATAGCCGTCGGTTTCGATAGCAATGAACATGCCTGACCAGTTCGCGACAATGGCCCCATCCATTCCAATGGTTCCCATGACAGTCTGGCGGAAGGCGCGATAGGAAGGGCGGCTCTCTAGCCGCCCCCATAGTTTATAAATTGCCTTGCGTTGGGCTTTTGTTGTCTTAATCATCTGGCGGGCTCCAATAGATCATGGGGAACGCGAATTGTCTTTTTGGATCGATCCATTTTAACGTGGATCGATCGGCGGGTAATTTTCCGGACTGTGCCGAACCTATCGCCCATCATCCATCGATCGGTGGCGGGGTGCAATTGAACCCTCGAACCCTCGCCTAGAATGAACATCGATCCATTCGGATCGCGATCCATCGAACAGTATGCGGATACGCTTTGTATGATTTTCGTCATGGTTTTGTTTCCGGTTGAAAGGGAGATGGGGACACGAATGTCCCCATCGATGTTAGTGCCATCTAATCAGGCAATCGCCCTTGGCGTTCAATGGGCAGTATTCATATTGACCCTTGATGATTGCCTTGACGATATCTTCTTCGAGGCCAAGGCCCGCCAGTAGCGTGGCGGCCTTCGCCTTATGTTCTTTGAAGGGTAGCATTCCTTGCGCGATCCAGTTGAAGAACCCGTAGGAGTGGATGAACCCTGTCGATCGTATGATGACTTCATTTTTCATGGTGATAACCCTTGCGCGAAAAAGGGGGCTGCAGCGCAGCCCCCAACTGGTTATAGAGAGATAGAGATTGTCGCGTCGTTAACCAGTTCGCGTATTTTCTCTTCGATCTGGTTATCGAGGTCATACTCGCTTGGGATTCCCTCGACCAAACGCTCGACGTCGCTTAGACGTTCTTGGATTCCATCAAACCGATCGTCGTTATCGATTTCTGAAGGGCGGTTTTCTAGTTCCGCAACCCGTGCTTCGAGCGGTACAATTTTATGGAAGTCGATGGAATGGATCTTGACCGCTGCCTCCAGAGCTTCGATCCGATCCATCAGGTTATCGATGAAGGTAGCGATAGCGGTGACCTTACCGCTGCTTAGATCGCTTATCTCAAGTGTGGTACGAACGAATAGATTGCTAGGCATAGTAAACCCCTCAGTGAAACGGCAGGATTGCCGTCAAGAAAAAGTATGCAACAAATACTTCGCTGCGTCTCGCATAAAAATTAGATAGGGTCATGACGTTACGTGCGTCACCTATGTGACCATAGGTAATGCTTACCATAGGTAAGCATAACGTAGGGTAAGCATAGGACTATATGCCCTCCAGGCCCAGCAATGCTAGGACTGTAGTCCAACCAGGCTGAGACGGGTTTCCTAACCTAGGATAAAAAACCCCCGCCACCCCCCATCACGAAGTGATGGGGGCTCTGAAGGAGCCCCCACCCCGTTATCCCCCCAGAAAAAAACCCCACTGAAGAAAAACTTCACACCCACCCCCTTCTTTTTTTGACCCCCAAATTCCCAAAAAAAATACCCCACCATAAAGAAAAACTTGACTAGGCAAACTGAGCAACTTCAAGTATTTAAATCTTGTTGGAGGAACAAATGCCTACACCGCAGTCATTTAAGATGAGAAAACCGACGCTGGATACGGAACTTGAAAAGCGCGGCCCAAAGCCAAAGATCGCTGATGAGGAAACTCGGCGGCGTGTCGTCGTAAGTTTGGCGCGAGCGGGAACCCCATTGAAAGAGATCGCGAAGACGATTGGCTGTTCTTTAAAGTGGTTGAAGGAAAACCACGCGGATCAAATTCATTACGCCCGGGAGATCGCGAACGCTTTGGTGTCTGAGAACCTGTACCGCCAAGCGATGAAAGATAATCCCGCGTCGATCAACGCCGCGATTTATATCACGAAAGCGAAGATGGGCTGGGCGGATAAGAAGGACGATGAGAGCCGTTCTCCGCCGCAAGTTATTTTTAACTTTGGCGATATGTCCTACGATGAGCGCATGCATCTGATGCAGAAAATCAAATTCCAGTTGGGCCAGCCAGTCGATCAGGAATATTTGGACGGCGAGTATGACGTCGTAGAGGAAGAAGAAAGCGACGCTGATGAATGAGAAGTCCGCGGCGTTTAAAGCGAAGAACGTAGAACACGCGATCAAGCAATACCCGAAAGAGGCACTGCTCGCACTGGATAGGCTCAATTGTGAAGAGAATCTCGTTGATTTCGTTGAGGGCGCTTGGAAATACATTGACCCTAATCCTTACCGCGCCGGGTGGCATCTCCAGGCGATTGCGGAGCATCTTGAAGCGGTGGCTCGCGGGGAAATTAGGCGTCTCGTAATCAACATCCCGCCAAGAACGTCGAAGTCCTCAATGGTCTCCGTCTGCTTTCCCGCGTGGTTGTGGTCACTTGACCCGACCGGGCCATTGGCGGGGCCACACGTCCAATTCCTGTTCGCGTCCTACGCGCAGACACTCTCCGTCCGTGATTCGATCAAGACACGCCGTCTGATTGAATCCCCCTGGTATCAGGAACGCTGGAGCCAAAAATATCAGATCACGTCCGACCAGAATACGAAAATCCGTTTTGATAATAACAAAGGCGGATACCGCCTCGCGACATCCGTTGACGGCGCTCTGACGGGTGAAGGCGGATCAATTATCGTGGTCGATGACCCGCACAACGCGAATGAAGTCGAATCAGATCTTGTTCGTGGCGGGACACTTGAATGGTGGGATCAATCCATGTCCACCCGTCTCAACGACCCCAAGACAGGCGCGTACATCGTCATCATGCAGCGTCTCCATGAGGGTGATTTGACGGGACATATCTTGGAGAAAGACGTCGGGAACTGGACGCATCTCTGCCTTCCTATGCGGTTTGAATCAGACCGCAGATGTATCACGCCGTGGTTCATCGACGAACGCGAAGAAGGCGAACTCCTTGTTCCTGAACGCTTTGGGCCAAACGAAGTCTCGGAACTTGAGAGACGCCTCGGCCCGTTCGCAGCGGCTGGACAACTCCAGCAGCGCCCCCAGCCAAAAGGCGGCGGGATCATCAAGCGCGAGTGGTGGCAACTCTGGGATGAGAAGATCTCCAGCCGGGAAGGTCTCCCGAAAACCGTTTTCCCGCCATTTGAATACGTCGTCGCGTCTTTGGATACCGCGTACACGACGAAACAAGAGAACGATTACTCCGCGATGACGATCTGGGGCATCTGGACAGATAAGCAAATGAACCGCCGGATCATGATGATCTACGCGTGGCAGGATCGTCTGGAATTTCCTGAACTCGTCGGGAAAGTCATGTCCCTCTGCAACAAATTCAAAGTGGATAAACTCTTGATCGAATCCAAGGCGGCTGGGATTTCCGTCGCGCAAGAACTCCGTCGACACCTCAATAAAGAGTCCTGGGGCATCCAACTCCTCGACCCGGGCAGGGGTGACAAAGTCGCTCGCGCATACGCGATCCAACACCTTTTCTCCGAAGGAATGATCTTCGCGCCAGATTTTGACTGGGCGGATAAAGTCATCTCACAAGCGGAATCTTTTCCTAAATCAACACATGATGACCTCGTTGACAGCATGACACAGGCATTAACTCATCTTCGTGTGATCGGATTCGCAGAAAAACCGACAGAAGTCCTTTCCGAAAAGTTTGATAGTATGTTATACAAGTCGAACGCGTCGCAACCTCTTTACCCGGTGTAACATATGGCACTCGCTCCAATGAACATCCGTCAGAACCCTTTTATGGGTACTGAATATGGCAATCAAAACGATTTGGTTGTTGATGTCGCGACAGATGATCAATCAAATTCCACGTCAGTCGACCCCGATACGGGCGTCGTTAAGATTGAATTCCCAGACGGCTCCGTCACGATTAACCTTGGCGGCGGGCAAAAGAAAGCGAAAGAAGATCAGAAGTTTGACGATAATATCGCGAACGAACTCGACAGCGGGGCGTTAGGCCAGATCTCGTCTGAACTCTATCGTTTAATCCAACAAGACGACGAATCCCGCTCCAAACTCCTCCAGCAATATGTCGCGGGCCTTGAACTTCTTGGGACTGAGATCCAAAAACCATCCTCTAACGCCTCAGACGGTTCGACCGCGGTCGAAGGACAAGCGACCGTTCGTAACCCACTCCTTTTGGAGGCGATCGTTCGATTCCAAGCGAATGCGCGAGGCGAACTTCTTCCATCCGGCGGCCCCGTAAAAGTCCGCAATGACGGACTCTCAAGTCTTGTCTCCGACATTGAGGCGGACGCGTTGGAAAAAGATTTCAATCATTATCTGACGGTCACCGCAAAGGAATATTATCCTGATACGGAGCGTATGCACTTCTCGCTCGCGTTTATTGGGACGTCCTTCAAGAAAGTTTATTACTGCCCATTGCGCCGCCGCCCCGTGTCCGAATTCGTCGACATTCGTGACGTCATTATCTCTGACGCGGAAACGTCCGCGCAGACCGCGCAACGCGTGACGCACGTCATCAAGATGGCTCCAAGCGTCCTGAAAAGAATGCAGTTGCTGGGCGTTTACAGGAACGTCGCTCTCTCCGCGACATCCTCGCCTAAAAAGAACGTTGCGGAAGAAAAAATCGACCAAATGTCGGGCGTGATCCCGAATTCGACCTCCATGATGGAGACGGAAACAAGAGAAATTTGGGAATGTTATTGCGAACTCGATATCCCCGGCTTTGAACATGAGGACGATCAAGGACCAACGGGCCTGAAACTCCCTTACCGCGTCACGATGGACAAAAACTCTCAGGAAATCCTTGAGATCCGTCGCTGGTGGCGGGAGGACGATCCTCAATACATGAGACGCCATGTTTTCGTGGATTATATCTTCGTTCCCGGTTTTGGTTTCTATGGCCTGGGGTTTGTGCATCTTCTTGGCAATACGACAATGGCGCTCACCGCGGGGTGGCGTTTGTGCATTGACAACGGGATGTTCTCGAACTTCCCCGGATTCTTGTACGCGAAGCAAGCGGGCCGCCAGAACACGAACGAATTCCGCGTACCGCCAGGCGGCGGTATGCCGATTGAGACAAACGGGCAGCCAATCAACAGCGTGGTCATGCCCCTTCCGTATAAATCAGTGGACGCGGGGTTCCTGAACCTTCTCCAAATGATTGAGCAAAACGGTCAACGCATGGCGGCGACGACAGAAGCGAACGTCGGTGAAGGCAATACGGAAGCGCCAGTCGGGACGACGATCGCACTGATCGAACAAGCGCAGAAAGTCATGTCCGCGGTTCACAAACGTATGCATGCGGCGCAAGCGGTCGAGTTTCAACTTCTTAAAGAATTGTTTAAAGAAAGCCCTGAAAGTTTCTGGGAAAACAACGTTTATCCCGCGCATCAATGGACACCGGAAACGCTTATCTCTTCTTTGAATAACATCAATTTGGTTCCCGTCGCGGACCCGAATACGCCAAGCCAATCTGCGAGAATCCAGAAGGCGATGGCGATCAAGCAGATGCAATCTGCGAACCCCGCACTTTACGACGCCCGTAAAGTAGACGAGCGAATTCTCACCATGCTTGGTGTCGAAGACGCGCAATCACTTTTTGCACCACCCGCACCTCCATCGCAGCAACCTGACCCAATGACGATGATGGCGCAAGCGAAGATGATTGATAGCCAAGCGCGAATGGCTGACGTTGAAGTCAAAAAGACAGTTGCCGCTTCTGATGCCCAGAACCATGCGGCTGATCGCGAAAGCAAGGAACGTATCGCGATGTTGCAACTCGCGAGCAAAATTGCTGTTCACCCTGAAAGCGCTGATGAAGCGCAACAGTTTATCAAACCCGACATTCAGGGTCTTATCAACAACCCCAATGTCTAATTAATCTTTACGGAGAACTCTTATGTCCAATTGGAAAAAAGAGGCGAAAGCGGCATCAGAAGCAAAATTGAACCGCATGGGCCTTAATAAAAAGACCGCGAAAACGCCAACGTTTGATGGCGTACACGCGTGGGATGGCCTTGAAGGTCTCGATTCCGGCCATGCTGGCAAAATGCCCGTAAAGAAATCGCGCTTTAAGCGCGGCGGCAAAGTCAAGCATATGGCGGCTGAAGGCGGCGCGTCGAACAAGCATCTCGGGAAAGCCCCGCGCTCCAAGAAAGCGCATGGCGGCGTCCCTCCAATGGAATTTTATGAAAAGAAGAAATTCTCGACGCCTTACGTCAAGGGCGGCGGTCAAGGAACCGCGAACGAATATAAAGACGACAATCCTCGCGTTTATCAGCAAAGCGGTGGCATTGAACGCACCGCGATGGACCGCCTGAAAGAAAACGTTGGTCTTGTTCCGGAACAAAAGAAGGGTGGCCGCATCAAGAAATTGTCGGGCGGCGCTCTCGCACGTTACCGTGAGAAAGCGGGCGAAGATCTTCAAAATCAAAAGAAGTCAAAAGATCGCATGAACCTCGCGAATATGAAATCCATGATGTATGGCGAGCCAAATCGTCCGTATCATCCTCGCGACATCATGGAAACGGAAAAGCGTATGTCACGTCGTGAACGCGGCATCCGTATGGCGGCTGATAAGTTCTCAGGAAAAGCGAACGTCGGCCCATCAGAAGATGAGTACGCTCGCGGTGGGTTCGCCGCCAGCAATCCAGCGGCCCGCAAAGCGATGGCAGCGAAAATCGCGTATAAGAAAAAGGGCCAAACAGGTTTTGGCAACATCAATTACGGCATGCCAAAAGCAAAGGGCGGCAACGTCGGACACGAAGACATCGCTGAAGATCGCAAGTTGATCCGTCAGGAAGTCAAAGAATCAGCGTTGAAAAACCGCGCTCGCAAAGGGGGCGGCGGAGAAACGCCTTATAATGGGCCAACTCATTCTTTTGATCTTGAAATGTCTGGAGGGGGCGAAAAAGCAATTCAAACTTTGGGCGGCCAAGAATCAGATTTTGAAGCCGCGTTGAATAAATGGCTCAATCTTGCGAAAAAAGCAGGATGGGAAGGCGTCAACGTTAAAAATATGCGGACATCTTATCCCGGAAGCAGCGCCGGGTTGATGAACAAAGGTGGCCGCGCAAAGAAAGCGGACGGCGGGTCGCTTCGCGACCAATTCAATCAAGCGTTCCGTGATGCTCGCAATTCTGGCGAAAAGACGTTTGAGTGGAATGGCAAACAATACACGACGGAACTTTACAAACCAACGACTGGCCCATCGTTCCGTGGGCGTGGCCAAACTGTTCCTCAATATGGCCAAAAGCAAGTAAACAAAATGCCTGACGTTGACGTTATGGGCAACGCAACTGGCATGAAGAAGGGCGGGCGTGCGCATCGCGAAGATGGCGGACGTTTGTCAAAAGATGAAATGGAAGCAAAGAAATTGAATATTTCTTCGCGCAAAAACGACATGGATAGCGATTTCAAAGCGCGTGATTGGCAAAATATTCCAGAAGTTGATTCTAAATGGAAACAATCTGGTAAAGCCGCGACAAAATCGGTTAACAAAAAAATGTATCCGCGCGGGAAATATCATCCATCTGAATATGGTGAAATGGGCGAAAACCGTGCTGAAAATCCTATTTTGAAGGGACTCGCGGTAAATCGCGCTCTTGAAAAACAAATTGATATTGGCGGTTCTCGCACAAATCGTCCATCATTCAAAGGTTGGGCAAAAGAAACCAAAGAAAACCTTGGTTACAACGCAAAGGGCGGACGCATTCAACGTAAGTCCGGCGGTCGCACAAAGTCCAAAACCAACATCAACATCATCATGCCTCAAAATGGCGCTCCACAAGCACCACAAGGCGGCATGCCACAGGGAATTCCGCCGGAATTGATGGCGGCTCTTGCTGGTGGCGGTGGCGCTCCTGGAATGCCTCCTGCTGGCGCTGCTCCCGCAATCCCTCCAATGATGCCTCCTCCTGGCGGCATGCCTGGAATGGGTCCAGCGGGCGCTGGGCCTGGTCTTGGTGCGATGGGCGCGATGGGTGGCGGCGGGCCGGGCATGTCCCCTCCTATGCCTCCTATGCGTAAGGCTGGCGGTCGTATCGCAAAGCAAGGCGGCGGCGCTCTTGGCGAGTCTGGTTTTGGCGATCGTGCTGATCAGGGCGGTCGTCCGCGTGGTTCGCAATTCCATCGCGGCCCTGCGGGCGTTGGTGATATGCCCAACCAAGGCGCAAGTTCACCTGTCCGCGGTGGCGGGATGACAAAGCCAGTTCCGGTTGGTGGAAAAGGTCCAACGCCATACGACCCGGGTCAAATGAATAGTTTTGAACCGTGGCTTGGTGGCCAACCATCTCCTGGCGGCATGGGCGGTTATCCAATTCCTATGCGTCCACCGGGCGCGGAACAGCCAATGCCTATGGGTCCGGGATTCCCGGGCGGCCCTCCGCTTTTCCCTCCGGGGTTTGGCGGCAGATATGACACAATGCCTAATCCATTTATTGGGCAAATTGGCATGCAACCATCGCCGTTTGGCGGGCAACCAATTTACCAAGGACCAGGTTCTCTTGGCCAAATTGGTGGGCAACCATTCCCAGCAGGAATGCCGCCTCAAGTACTTGGCATGCAACAAGGCCCATTTGCTTCAACGCAAGGTCCGCAAATGGGTTTTCAGCAACAAAACGCGACCCAGCAAGCGCAACCAATCCAGCAATCGCAACCAATGGCCCGTAAATCCGGCGGTCGTGCGATGCCTAAGTATCGCATGAAGAACGAAGGTTCCGGCAGCGGATACGGACGTTTGCAGAAGGCAGATATGCCGCCAGCAAACGGAACGGCTCCTGTTGAACGCGGAAGAGGCGGTCGTAACGGTCCTTATGGAATGAGCGGTGTAGAGCATGCGCTTTACGGAACTCAAGGCCGTAAGGGCGATACGCCACAATATCCAAAAACGGATATCGCTCGCGCAGAAGGTTCTTACGCCGCGAAGAAGGGCCAAAAGTCTTCGGATAATCCTTATCCAAAGGACCACGAATTCCACGAAGCGTGGGGTAGTGGTTACGGAATCGAATCCGGCAAAAAAGGAAAGTAAGTGGCATCACTTGATCTCTATTTTCTTCGACAACTCGAAGAAAGGTTAGAAGAGGAAAAGCGCGGTCGTTCAGAAGCACTTCTGAACGGCCTCGCAGCAAACTTTGAGGAGTACAAACAACACATCGGTTACATCCAAGGCATCCGTGATGCCATTATCTGGGCGAAAGAGATCAACGATAGGTTGATCGGCAAAGACGAAAAAGCGAGATAATTATGAAAACTTCCAGCATGAAGATGATCCATGTCACCGACCCGGTGCAGGATTTGAAAAAGGCCGTTGGCGATCTGTCAGATATTAAGATCTACAACAATTGGGTTCTCTGCGCGGTTTATAAACGTCCTGAACGTACAGCGTCAGGTCTTTATCTTGCCGACACGACGCGCAAAGAAGACGAATATCAAGGAAAAGTCGGACTCGTAATCAAAAAGGGACCGCTCGCATTTGTTGACGACGACAAAACGTCCTTCAATGGGCAGGATGTTGAACTTGACGAGTGGGTTGTATTCCGTGCGTCAGATGGTTGGGCGTTGAACGTTAACGGTGTGCTTTGCCGCATGCTGCAAGACGTCCAAATCCGCCTTGTCGTGCCGTCTCCAGACGTCGTTTATTGAGGAGGAATGAATGGAAACGCAAGAATCGCGAACAATTACGCTTGAACAAGCGCCTAAAACCGTTCAAGTCGACCCTGAATTTGATTTTGGTCAGGATATGACTGAAAAATCAACGAAAACTGAGGCAAAACTTCAGGAAACTCATCAAGAAGAACCAAATGGCGTTGAAATTCTTCGCCAACAATTGTCTCAAAAGCAGCAAGAAGCGGAAGAGATGCGTAAAGCACGCATCGAAGCGGAGAATCTGGCTCGTCAACGCGAGTTTGAAGCGAAAAACGCTGTCGTTTATGCTCAAGACAGTCAAATGACGGCCTTTGACAACGCCATTTCGGGCTTTGAGCGCGATGGTGAAATGCTCGAAGAGCGTTACGCGGCTGCTTTGGAGCGTGGTGAGTATCAGGCGGCGGCGAAAATCCAACGCGAGATGTCAAAAATCGAGTCAAAACTCGAATTTTTGAACAAAGGCAAGTATGATCTTCAGGAAAAACTTGAAGTTCACCGCCAATCACTCACTCCTCCAGAGCGTATTGAGTATGAAGGGCCACAAGATCCGGTTGAATCATACATTCAGAACCTCGCGCCCGTCGCGCAAAACTGGATTCGTCAACATCCAGAGGTTGTGACGGATAATTCGCTCCGGAATTTGATGACAGGCGCTCATTATGAGGCGGTTGGGCTTGGGTTGCAGCCAAATTCGGCTGAATACTTTGGCCATATCGAATCAAAACTTGGATACGGCAATGGCGGAGAACCTGAAATGACCCGTACAGAGCCAACTCCTCAACTTCGCAGCCAGGGACGCGCTCCAATGACGTCTGCCCCTGTCTCTCGTTCCGCGAGTCCAACGTTTTCCCGAAATGGGAACCGGATGAGCGTTACTTTGACCCCCGCAATGCGCGAAGCAGCCGAAATCGCTGGCATGTCAGAAGAGGAATATGCCACCGAAATGGTTCGTCTCGCTAACCAAGGAAAGATCAAGCTGTGAGCAACGTAAAAACAACACGCGGCCCTGCCCGCATCTCCCGCCCATCAGAAGTTCCTGATGATGAGTTTGAAATGGATACAGGAGTTGTCGAAACGGCGGCTCCCAAGCCAGCGGTTCGTGGAATTCGTGAAGCGTCGATCCGCGCTGAACAACTTCGTCGCAAGATGGAGGAAGATGGCGGCAATTCTGACGTCCATGACGATTTTTATATTGATCCCCGTAAAATTCCGGAAGGATGGGATTACAATTGGAAGCGTCACACGGTCGCGAACATGCCAGATCCTGCTTATGAAACTGAATTGCTTCAGGCGGGCTGGGAAACGGTTGACGCGTCCCGCCATCCAGACATGGTTCCGCCAGGATACAAAGGACCAATTATCCGCAAGGGCATGATCCTTATGGAACGTCCAAAAGAAATCAGCGACATGGCGAAAGACCGTGAAAACCGTAACGCTCGCGAACTTGTTTATAACAAGGAACGCGAACTTGGGATCGCGCCAAAAGGCACGTTCAATCGTGATGGCGGCGTGAAAAAATCTTACAGCCCTATGGATATTCCTAGGACTTGATTCTTGTTGAGGGGGAGTATATTCTCCCCCTCGTACATATTTGTTGCGTCACCTTTTGGTTTGACGTATACAAAGTTTAACCTCCATTACGCGCTGTAGTGGTTTTCATCGTCGGGCTAGGAAAACATGCTGTTTTCTGATGCTTTACCGAAGAGGAGAATCCTATGCCAAATACACTTGCGCCTTTTGGATTCCAACTTGCGGGCTTTCTGGACGGACGTACTGGCTCTTTGGGTCAGTCGCAGTGGCAGATTCAGTCCGGTTTGACTTATAACATCTATTCTGGTGACCCCGTAACTCTGACGAGCGGATACGTTGTAAACGCTGGTACGTCAGACGTTATTCTTGGCGTTTTCATTGGCTGCGAATATTATTCGTCCGCTGTGAACCGCAAAGTTTGGTCGCCATACTGGCCAGCATCGACGACGGTCCCAACGGGAACGACAATCGACGCATGGGTTGTCACCGACCCACAGGCTGAATTCCGCGTTCAAGCGAATAACACTTCCGCCCTTGCTCAGTCGGTTCTCAACGGCAGTTACACCTTTGGTGGCAACGGCACGACTGGCGCTGCTCCATCGTCTCAAGCGCTTAACGGCCAGTCCGTCGCGTATCTTGATACGGTTGCTGGTGCTGGCTCGACAAAGCAATTCCGCGTTCTTTCGTTCGTCTCTGCACCTCCGGGCGCAAACGGAACGGATACAACATCTGCGTATCAAGTCGTGACGGTTGGTTTCAATAACCAGACCTATCGCGTGAACGCATAATAGGAGTAAGGCAACATGGCTATTAATCTTTCACAGATCCGTGACCTTCTCCTCCCGGGCCTCCGTGGTGTTGAAGGCAAGTACTCGCAGATCCCGTCTCAGTACGACAAGGTGTTTGAAATCACCAAGTCGAACATGGCGCTCGAACGTACCGCAGAAATGCGTTACTTGGGTCTCGCGCAGATCAAGACTGAAGGTGGAAACACCCAGTTCGACAACGCTGCTGGTGAGCGTTACGTGTACAACCAAGAGCATAACGAAATTGCTCTCGGTTACGCGATCACCCGTAAAGCAATCGACGACAACCTCTACAAGGCACAGTTTAAGCCAACGAACCTTGGATTGGGTGAATCGTTCCATCAGACCAAAGAAATTTATGCCGCCAACGTGTTGAACACCGCGACGACATACAATGCTGCGGTTGGTGGTGACGGTGTCGCGCTCTGCTCGACATCGCATCCGATTGATGGCAGCACAATCGCTAACAAGCCAACGATTGACGTTGATCTTAACGAAGCAACGCTTCTCAACGGCATGATCGCGATTCGTCAGAACTTCAAAGACATCGCAGGAATCAAGATCTTCGCACGTGCGCGTAAGTTGATCATTCCTCCGTCACTTGAGCCTGTCGCGATCCGTTTGACCAAGACGCAATTGCGTCCGGGTACTGCCGATAACGACGAAAATGCGATCCTTTTTACTGGCGGCGGCCTTTCGGAAGGTTACATGGTCATGGACTTCTTGACCTCTAACTTCTCCTGGTTCTTGCTGACCAACATCAAGGGTCTTGTGTATATGGAACGCGTACCCTTCGAAATGGACATGCAAGTCGACTTTACAACAGATAACCTGTTAGTAAAAGGCTACGAGCGTTACTCTCTCGGATACTACAATTGGCGTTCGATCTACGGCTCTTTCCCAACCGCTTAACCCAAAGGAGACTGCAATATGTCTATTTCAGCATTCTCTGGTCCGGTTATTTCGTTCGGAACGGCTCCGATTTATACGTTCGATACGGACAATAATCCGGAAGCAGGGCCATCGCTCTTCTATGCTGGCGCGGGTCTTCTTGACCCGCGCCCGTACTACACTTACACACCAGGCCAAAATTTCGGCGCTGCAACGCTTGGGTTCCTTGGAACTCAAAACATTATGACACTCAACGCAGTGCCATATACGTTGAGCAACGTTGCGATCGCGGCGGCTGCGAATACGGTCGCGAACACGGCGATGACATTGGTTTCTTCGAATGCTCTTACCTCTGCTGGTACGGGTATCGCAGTTTCCCAGTCAATTGTCCGTGCGGACACGGGTGCAACTGTTACTGGCCTTTTGGCTATTGATGGCGGCACAAGCGTCAGCGGCTATATTTGCAACGGTACGAGCGGAACTGCGGGAACAATCCTCGTGGTCACAACGGCTTCGGCTGCTCCTCTCGTTATCGGTCAGGTTCTTACTGGAACTGGTGTTACTGCTGGAACGGTGGTTACTGGATATGGCCCTGCCATCTCCGGAACAGCCGCTGGAACTGGTGGTACAGGTACTTATACTGTCAGCGTTTCTCAGGCTGCGGGAACAAGTGGATCTCCAATCGTTATCACCGCCACAAACGGATCGGCTACGTTAAACGCCGTTGCGAATTGTGCGATTGGTTTCGGGTCGGCGGACACAATCCAAATTTGGAACCCGCAATCGCTTCTGGGCCGCGCTGTTCAGGTTAAGCCAACCTCTGCGTCTGTTACGAATACCTTCCTCGTCTCTGGATATGACATTTATGGCTATCCAATGTCGGAACTTATCAGCACTGCCGCCAACTCGACGGCTGTGAATGGTAAGAAGGCGTTCAAATACATCGCATCGGTTACACCTTCCGCGACTGACGCTACTGGTACTTACAGTGTTGGGACGACAGATATCATTGGACTTCCGATCCGCTCTGACGTCTTCGGGGATATTGGCATCAATTATCCTGCGACAGTCGTCACAGCATCAACGGGATACACTGCGGCTGTAAACAGCATCGCTACCACA